CACCTTCCATCTGTACTCTTTTAGAACTACCTTACTAAGGGTAACCGCTAGAATACTCCTACTAGTGGTACCAAGGGAAAAGAGTCCTCACCAAACTCTTGGAACTTGGTGTCTAACTGAGCGGAAGGTGTGAATCTCAGGCTGCGATTCGTGGCGGGTAGGTACTGGTGATACCGAGACCGTACGCGTTCGCAAGGGTAGGTGTTGCAGATGGTGGGTAAAGATCGACTTCTTGAAGCGGGTTTCATTTGCAAAGGGAAGTTCGATCGACCCGGGGTTCTTCGTTACTCGCAGAAGTACTCGAAGGCGATAACCACTCCTTACGTTGATAGCGTAGTTAAAGCTATCATTGAAGCTCAAGGCTTTAGTACTGAAGGTCTGATCGAGCCAGCAAATCTTTACGATCCAGATCAGATGTATGAAGGCCTTGCGAGATACCGCAAACCCATCAAATTCTCACCAAACAAAGAGGCTCTCGACTACGCCTTTAGGAAAGCGTTTTCCATTTTCGCTAAGCCTAAAGGTTTACCATACCTCAAACCTCTTGAAACAAGCGCTATGGTGAGAGCTCTCAAGATGGACACCAGTGCGGGTATTGGGTTGATAGGCAAGAAAGGTGACCCAGAAAACCTATCAATCGGCTTACGTAGGGAGAGGGACGTCAAAGAGGGTAGGAAGGCACCGAATCCATGTGTTGCTTTCGCTAGGACACAGAGAGGCGGGAAGACCAGATTGGTTTGGGGTTACCCCTTGGAAATGACGATGATGGAGGCTAGATTCGCGAGACCCATCATTGATCAATTCTTGAGGGTCAGAACTCCAATGACAATCGGTACTGCTAAGTATAAGGTGGGAGCAAAAGTTAGTTGTACTATGAGGAATAGGCAACATGCATATTCCTTAGACTACAGCAAATTTGATGCTTCCATAAGCAAAGAATTTATACTTAGAGCCTTTTCTATCCTTGAGACTTGGTTTTCACCTGAAGATAGGATCACTCACTGTTGGGAAAGGATAATTCATTACTTTATCCACACTCCTATAGTAATGCCAGACGGTAGGTTGTACGTGGGCAAAGATAGGGGTGTCCCATCAGGGTCCTTCTTCACCCAAGTCATTGACTCGATTGTTAACCTAATACTGGTGTATTACTACTTATACCAGAGGAAGATTAGGTTATCAGTCGATCGGCTGATGGTACTTGGTGACGACAGTATCTTTGCGATTAACGAAGTAGTGGAGCTCGAAGACATCGCCACATGTTTAGAAGAAGTTGGTATTACCCTCAACGTCTCAAAATCAAGAGTCGATTCCTATCACTATTTAGGAGCATATTGGTATATGGGTATACCCAAACTACCAATAAATGAGATCATCAAAAGAGCTATCTGTCCTGAACGTTCGAGATACATTCACGCTAAGAACGGAGAGGAAGTACTTAAGATAGCAATTGGTGTTCTCAACAACCTCGCGAATAGTTGGGTTGAGGCTCAAGTTTTGAGACCAGGGGTTAATCATCCAAGTTACCTTCTTCGTAACGATAGCAAGCTCGACGTTGATACACTCTTTGCGTTAGAGCGAGCTAGATATGTGGAGGGTCTAGGGCTTCCGAAACATCTCCCCTGGTTGAGACTCATCAGCTAGACACAAC